CCTACGAGTTCTTTTATCAGTTCTTTTAGTTCTGTTATTTCTGATTTGAGATTAGAGACTTCTGCCTCGATACTTTCCTTTCGCGTTTCCTCGAGAATACGATTCTCCTTGCGCTTTCGAGCAAGGAGAATCTCTTCTTCGTTCGTATTTATAACAGTCCCCGTTTCTGGGTTCTTATATAATCCAGAACTACCATCAACCTTTAGGTAATCTCGAATCATATTAGGGCAATTGCCCTAATAGATTCGATAACAGGAGACTGACAGGTGTTGACTGATTTCAAAACCAACTTCACTTGGAAGGAAACAAAGTCCGGAAGGTCTCCGTTTTCTCCGCCAATGAGGTAACGATATTCACTGAAAGTCAGATCATCTTCATTATTAACCCAGACAGACTTCGCGGGGTCGTTTTGCGGAGTAACAAGTACCCAATCTTTCTGGTAAAGGTTTTCGTCTGCCTCAGCACCAGTCCTATAATACAGATCAAACTCTGCGCTTGGGGGAACATACATATCGCAAAGAACTTTAAGACCAGACGCTGCTTGTTGCAACTGAACAACCTTCGTTATGTGCTTAGAAGGACTGGTTCCCAGAGTTGGGTGCGTCTCCGCCACAAAGTTTGACGGCTTGTTCTTAACGAGGGTTGCTGTTTCTCCGGCAGAATCAACTTGGTTATCGATAACGTTATTCATGACAATCATGCCAAGAGACTGTGTATCGATGACAGGCGAAACGTCAGAAACATATCCATTGCCAGCAGCAGATACAGCCAGGGATCCGCCGAAAGACGATATTTGTTCGGAGAACAATTCTGCTCCGATGATTACCGAGGGCGCAGAATCATTCAGGTTCGCTATTTCAGAGTACTCTTGCTCGGCGTTGCCGACATACTTCGGAGTTTCAAAGTAGTGTGTCCCGCCATTTTCAAGGGAAGTTGTTTGGTTATCAATATCAAACCTGGGGTCACTAACTCCAGTTGAAGAGATTTGAGAATGATTCACTCCGCTAACGAATGAACCGGAATATTTGATTCCGCAACGTTCGAATTGCATGTCTTGAAAGAGCAACGTGGCGTTGTCTAAAGGCATTGCCCTGTTGGTCTCAATTGCGCTTGAACCAAATGACCCAGAACTGTCGAAACTCCCAGAAGAAAGTGCAACATAGTAACCGTTCACATCAGGGTCAACAACCTCATTGGATGCATCGGAGATAACAGAAGAAGTAATTCCTTTGTAGGTTCCTGAAGGAAGACCTTCCATCGAAACGAGGTCGCCCACGCCTAGTCCATGATTGAGGTGCTCGACTCTGAATCGGGTGGGGTTGTCAGAATCTACGCTCAAAGAAGTACCGTAGTTGTGCATGTATTTCTCTAGAGGATTGCTATAGAAATTCGCTCCGCCACTTTGTTTAAATTTAGCGGTGTAGATACGGTACGTCAAATCTTGATTCTGTTTCGGGGTCCAGGTGGAACCGTTCTGCGAGAGAAACAGGGAACCCTTCGAGGGTTGTTTGTTGATCCTTCTGCCCGTTGAACCCAAACTCAAATCATAGGTAGAAGCAACGTATGCTTCATAGTTGTCTGTCTCTGCGAGAAGAACAATTGCATACTCGTCGCCGGAGCGCAGATACACTGGTTCTTTGAACTTCATTTTAACAGGGCGTTCCCGAACTTTGCTTCCGCGATCGAGGTCGTAACCAGAAGCAAAGGTTGCATCATATGCGGAATCCGCGCTGATAAAGACTGAGTGCTGTTCGCTAATAGCGTCTCTGTCAGGAACACCATTATCAACGCTCCTAATCTGGAGTTGAAGAGGTATCGCGAGGTCAGTACCGCCTTTGTTTGATGTTATTGGTGTTTTGTGTAAGAAAATATCAATTTCCGTTACAAAGACGCCAGGAACCCCAGAACCTCCATCTACAGTAAATGTCTGGGCAAGGGGATCCCTTGGTTGCCACATACCCCAGTTGACAGTGTTTGTCGTACTCGTAGAAATAACATCACTTCTTTCTACCAGAGTGCTCCTGAAGGCGATTGTTCTGGTGGTCTTGAGTTCCCGTTGCCTCACATTAACACTACCCTGAGCGGTGTATGTGGAACGCGCCATAGAAAGGGCATTCCCTTCCTTGTCGATAGATACATCTAAAAGTTTCACGGGCAGTGTTCCGCAACGAAACTTCCAACCGCTCGCATTTAAAGCATTGACAGACTTTACAGAACCATATTCTTTCGCATACTTTCTACTGTTCTTCTGCCATTTCTCCCATTCTTTAACAGAATTGAACCGAGAAGATTTTGGCACAGGTACAGCAGCGTTATTGGGTATCCACAACTCAAAGTATAACTCGCCCCGTTCATCGGTAATGAGTTTCTGGGAGGCAGCACCATCCCAAAATGGGTGGCGGACAATGTTCACATTGGAAGGAGAATATTCTTTCCTGTGTTGCCCGTTGTCTATATCTTGCTGCCATGCAGCCTTGGTTCGAACCTTCGTCCACTGCTGCATAGCAACACCGTCCATGAATGCCCAGTAGCGAGTGTTTGGTCGCAAACCTTCTGCCATGGCATATACACGTCTTTGGCGCATAAACGGAACAGAAAGAATAGCAACTCTCTTGTCGCCTACAACCGTTGTGGCAGAGGTATCAGAAACCAACTCGTTTCGTACCCTTTGGGTCACTCGAACAACCGAGGTGTTTGTTGTAGTTACCCTTCTCTGTCGGAACCAGGTTCCGCTCCAACCAGTACTCCACTGACCACCAGAGTTTATTGTACGCGAAGAAGTTCTGGAAAATGTTGTTGTACGTGGGATGACAGGTTCGCCGACTCTACGGAAAATCAATTCAGCATTTGTTTGTTTGTCGGGCAACCTTCTGTTGTCGAACCATATGTCTCGAGCAGGGTTCAGTCGAAGAACACCTTCTCCCATAAACACGTTGAATGGGTTTACGTTATAGTAACCACTTTCTTCGTAGTCGGCACCTGGACCTTTCCAAGAGATCATCTCCTGTTTCATCGTTGGGTCGAGAACGCTGACATAGTCTAGCATTACGTTGTCGCCGGCAACCTTGGTGTTTTCTGCAGTAACAGGTCTTCGGGAAGATTGTGTTATGCCGTCCTTGTCTAATACAAAACCTACGTTTTCTTGGGCGAGTTTACTATGCATAGTAAAATTGCCCTCGTCGAGAGAAGAAGTTGCGAAGGAAGCATCGTCAATGAATTCGTTTTCAATCGTGGAAGCAGTGAATGCAACTCCTTTTGAAAAGTCGTCGACAAAGAAACCAGTCTTACTTCGAATTTCTCCGGAGGAATTCAACTCAACAAGGTTGGACGCTTCATTTTCGAGCGTGGACAACGAAACAGTTTCTTCCAATTGCGAAACACGTTTGCTAATCTCGTTAATGTCTGTCATTTTGTAAGAACGATAAGTCCTGCGATTGAACCCGATGTCGGTGACACCCTTAGTGTTGCCGCGCATCAATACATCAAACAGAACCATCTCGTTCACCTTCTCAGAAGGTGCGGTTGGTTGTAGTGCCTCTTCTCCTGAATTGACTACGACAAGTGCCTTCAAGTTTTCGTCGTAAGTCACAGCAATGTGGTCTATTCGATTGTTATAAAAATCGACATTATAATTGATGTTGGATCCATCCAGAGGCATTTCAAACCTTTGAGAGGAATTTGAGGTGTCGCTCAATGGATCTAACGTAGGACGAAAGTCCAAGCAGTTATGCAGTTCCAGTACTTCTCCAGTGGACTTAGGAGTATAGGAAGGAATATCTCCATAAGAGAAAAAGTCGGAATCCAGTTGATAGGAATTGACAGAAAAGTAATCTCCCGATGTACCGTGTTCGAAGTAACCAACTTTGCAGTAGACTGTATCCACCGAAGAACTTATTCCGTCTGGACGGAGAACTGTCGGTCCATAATAGTTGTCGCGTGCGCCACCATCAAATACTAAAGCGTTACCATAGTCTTCAGATCCATTAGCACTATCTTTCGCTTCTAGGAGTTCAACTCCGTCATACAGCGAGGTAAAGGCAAAGTGTTCGCCGGAAGAATCGAATGTCCTTGTTGCGGTGAAGTAATCTTCTCGGTAAATTTTACTCCTAACGGCAGGGGCATTTTTCTGGACAAGGAAGAAAACTCGATAAGTATTGCCGTTGATGCCACTAGTGGTTACTGTTGCGGTTTTACCTGTGATGGATATATTGCCGGTTGGGATGACGTCTACAGAATTGGTTGCCTGGTTTATGAACAACCATTGACCCTCGTTGATCAGGTCTTCGTCAGATCCACATGTGATAGTTATTTCGTTACCTATTGCGTTGATTCCCAAATACCTTTGGACAGTCACCTCTGTAGGAATGATTTCTTTAACCCTTCCTCCTGGGATCTCGAACAAGGAGGTATTCACCGTGGGATCGGTGAGGTAGAGGTTGCTGTCTTCTAGAACAGGTACAATCCCGCCAGAGACTGCGTCGTGTGCCCTAATTGTTCTCGTGTCCCTAAAATTATTGGAACCATCCATCTTAACATCATAAAGGTGTACCCGATAAGAATCACTATCGGCAGTATTCCTGTTGACAATGGACTTCATTCTGGCACTACCGATTATATCGCCGCCAGTATTGATGAGGTTCAATTTCTTCTGAGTTGCCAGTCCATTCGTGAACTGGCCTAAAGAACCAAGGGAATTGTCCTTTGCTGCTTGATCTTCTCCCGCGAATGAAACATAGTTCTTGTATCCAGTTTGCAGAGTTTGATTCGAAATAGAAGTGAAAGATTTAGGTTTAGCAGAATTGAACTGAACAGGAACTTGATGCTCAAGACGATAACCATCGAGATATGCAATTGGGGTCGAACCAAATTGATTAGCAGGTATCTCATAAACCATGTCGGCAGAGTCGTCGCCTTCGAAAAACTGTACATCAAAATCATTTACGATGAAGTTGCCGTGCGTGTCAGAGTGGCGTTTCGCCATTCGCTTTTCAACTTGGTTGAAATTATCAGTCCCGCCCTTTATCTGTACAATCTTTGAGGCGCGGACTGAAGTGAATGTGACAAAGTCTTCGGCGTCTGCAACCTGCTCTCTGGTCGACAAGAACATCTGTATTCGGTATCGGTCTGCTCCTGGTGAAGAAAGGTTTGGTCGACTTCCTTGGTTGTCATAAAGTTCGTCAGTATCTGCCGTGGTCACTATGTCTTGCACAACAAGAAAACCAACCTCAGCGTCTACTTCGTCGACATACTTTCCTATAACGATGGTTTGCTTGGGCGCATAGACAAAGTGCCCTTGCACATAGAACTCGGCACTCTGCATAGAAAAGAGAACACCCTTTCCGGTGGAAGTTATCGCGGAACCATTTGGTTGGGTCCTAACGACAAGCGCAGGAAGATTGTCGTTAACTTCTGTCAGGTCTTCTGCCTCCGAAAAGACCGGAGTAGATGTTTGAACGTCAGTAGAAAATGAAGACTGCTCAGAAGAAACATACTTACCATACAGGGTGGGGTAATCAGAACCAGATGCGTCAACAACATACGATACTTGAAACTTGAGTCCAGAAGTTCCTGTTTTGGAAATTCCGTAGAAAGTTTTGCCGATGAAATCGGAAGCAGTTAAACCAGACGTGAGGTTAAGCGATTCTACAATGACGTAGTCGACAATGTCTGTTCCTGCGCCAGAAGATTTCGGCGTTACAGCAGCACCATCTTGAAAGATGTTGTTTGCCATTCGGGTAATTTGTTTCTGCAGAATAGTCTGCAACTGGTTGAGTTCCCTTCCTTGGAGATATCTACCAGAGTTGAACAAGACTTTATGGTAACCATCACTGTCGCGATAGTCGTCTTTATATACACCCGAAAATGTAGTCCCTGTAAACTGATTAGGCATTCTTAATATCCTTTATAGATCGATTACGATCTTAATGTCTTCTGTTTGATCGTTGTCTCTTGAAACTGCTGCTCTATTGTCTATGTATATAACATCTCCGGTATAGGCATCAACCTCGGCAGGGCGCAGTGAAGGGATACCAGTAGGTGGTTGCTGAAGAGTTGCAGTACCACCGCCACCCGAGATCTCGACCGAAGCAGTATCTCCGAATTCACCAAACCCAGTCTCTCTTGTTTGGTGGACATACAGGATACCATTTCCGTCATAGTAGTCAATAACAGCTTTGGCATTTCCGCCAGCAGTCTGTTCCACTATTTGGTCTCCGGTGATTTTGGAGGCATCCAAAGATCCCGTGGAAACATACAATTTCTTGAGAGCAGAAAGTGTTTGCGCCGTTGCTAGTGCCGACCCAGAGAAACTTTGTAGAGAGGCAGAATCTTTATGAGGGTTTCGATAAATTCCTATTTGACGGAAATCATTCGTCACTTGGAAATCGTCATTCTCCGTGCCGTCAAGGAGTACGTTGAACATCATGGCAGAAGAGTTTAGAGAAATGACGGAGTTGCCTGCAACTCCGGAATCCCCCGAAAGAATTGCGCGAAGTTTTGCTTTACCAGAAACGAACACAGAAGCATCTCGGTAGTTTTGTCCGAAGGAGAAGGCGGGATCTGTAGAATCTGCTTTCATGATAACATCAGTTATGACGCCTCCGGAAATTTTAGCAGAAGCAGAAGCAGATACAATAGTGTTCGAACCAACCGGAACACCCGTGATAGTTATGCTCGGTTCGGTAGAGTATTCGCCTGGATCGCCCGCACTGTCAATTGCAATGCCAAGAATTTGTCCCGAGATAGAAGCTTCCTGGATTGCCCTATGTTGTAATCGAGAAACAGAAAGTTGGTCATCTGCTGGTCCACCCGCTGATACATCGACAATTCTTTCGACAGGCATATATGTTGACGTGAGAAACTTTCGTGCTTCTTCTGTACCGATATTGTAAAGAAATTGCCAGTAGTAACCATCACCGTCAGTAAAAACAGTGTTAGGTGTGATGGTGCGAGGTTTATAAAGAGAAGGCTTTGGCGTGCCCGCAGATGTCTTACCCTGAGCGACACAAATGAAGACGTTGTTTTCATCTGTTAAAACGTAATATGGGTAGGGGGTTGATGCAGCAGAAGGTTCGACGCCAGAAACAACCAGCGTGTTCGAACCATATTTGCTGTCCCAAGCACTATAAAAATCTCCAGCAACCCAAGATTCCCTCGGAACAACGTAGGAAACATCGGGGACAAGTTTCATAGACTGGACAGAAGAACGAAAGTCCATCTCATCGTCAACGGCAGAATAAGGAACGGGAGGGTTTGTCTCAACATCCCACTCCTCAGAACGACCGATGGCGACATAATGCCTATCAGAGTCTCCAACAGCTGTTGCGATATTTTGTGTCTTATTAAATACAGAGACAAGTAACTCTCTTTTAAAAATGTCTGTGATCGTGGCACTCATTGTTTGTTTATTCCTCGCAAATTGTATCTTTATTTATAACAGATCTCAGTCGTTATATCCGTATATTGGTGTTCTATTACCGGCACCGTCTGAATCCACTGGATGTAGATAGTCATAATGCCAAACGTCTTCGTCAACAAGGTTGATGGTGTTTGACATATCAGCGTATGTATCGTCTAACGTTCTCGCGTTTATATCATCAGCAGCAGACAGTGAACTGTATTGCGTATGCCAGTTTTCCACTGTCTGGGGTTTAACCTGATCATTGATTCTAGAAAGGACTTTATATCCATTGGGACCAGGACCAATTTCTGCATACGAAGTAGTGTGTAGTCCCATGCCACCCTGCGCCAACATAACAGGAGCAGAAGCTTCGAGAAGAACAGGAGGTGGTGGTTGTATAATCGCGTCGGGCATAGAACCCAGTTTTGAACTGTTCCACCAAGGGGGTAACGGGGACTGTTGTCCAAATTCATACTCAGAAGAAAGACTCACCTGACCAGAAAGAAACATCCCAGCTGGGTGTACGAAAGTTTTGTACGCTTCCCGCCAGAGTTTGACCGAGAGGGGTGTGTTTATTGATATGCCATAGCGTTGGTAAAATCCATTATCGGTTATTTTCCTGTCGGTAACATCCGAACCGATTGCGCTTGAATCGGGAACAGATGTCTCAATGTGAATCTTAACACCTTCTGGTAAGAACCCGTCTCGAGTATTAAAATCTGCATCGTTGTGTTCGAGGAGAACAACCTGCTTTGAATCATACAAAACCTCATAGTGCGTGCCCTGCGTCATAGGTTGCAGGTCATCCCCGAATAGAACATCGACCACTCCGTTAGCGAAAGTGAAATCAAAATACCTTTCTTCTAGATTAGAACCAATGTACTCGAGGGTTTCTCTATTTGGTGCGCCGATCGAAAAGGTCGCATCGTTCCCATATATAACTCCTATATCAACGGAGAAGAATATACGGAAAAATTGTTTGATAGAAAACTCTGTGCCCTTAGAGCGATAGAGCAAACTTGAGAACTGGAGGGCAGAGCGTTTGTCCGTGAATGATTCGAAATACGGTTTTCCTAAAAGTAGTTCGTTTGATATGAATGGGAGGAACTCTTCTTTTGTCTGAGTTATGTCCCTTACAGACATCAAATCCTTTATGTCAGAAACTGGGTTGTTCGGTTCTTCGAGACTCTCGTAGTATTTTTCCAGAAAGTTTACTAATTTCGTATACTTATCATCAAAGTGTTCAGGCAGAGCACCATAAACCTCATAACGATCAAATTTAAGGTCACGGCGATAAGTATCTGATAGTGTTTTGTCAAGAGACATGGTTTTACCTGGTGTCTACAATGATTTCTTGGTTAAATGAATTTTCTGCGTCATATCGGATTATATTGTTTCTGACAGAATTTAGCACTGACTGGTTTGCAGGAACCGCAAAAACTTTGATATAGTTGATCGAAGAGGGAATAGATTGTACATTCAGGGAATTTATCGTAACCCTTCCCAAGGAAGTATCATAAGAACCTATGCTATCTAGAACGACTTCTCCGTCTGAAGACCTAACCATCTCCAAGTTTGTGGTGGCGATTTCATCAAACAAGGTTGGGGTTACTCCTTCTTCCGAAATCACAACTCTTTGGTTCAACGTATTTCTTATAAAATCTTCTTCGTTTTCATAATTAAAAAAGGAAGTGTATACGGTTGCACTACTGGTAACTTCTGCGTCTCTGATGATCGAGGGGAAATTTATCACGTAGTCCTTTGTGGTGCCAAACTGCGGAACAATTCTCCTATTAAGTATAACATTTGCTCGGGAAGAAAGAACAGAAGGATCTGTCGCATCGACGGCAGTCAACATGTTTGATTGGCGAAACACCTGAGAAAACTTACCAGTATTCTCTTCGAAATAATTGTTCACTGAGTTCTCGACAGATTCCCTAATTGTAGCAGCAGATAAACCAGACAAAGCAGGGTTGAACTGAAAGAAAACTTCTGTCGATATATATGTCACGACAGGGTCTACAAAAACGAGTCGAAAAGAAGCTATCTGAAATTGATCTGAGAGAGAAAGTATTCCCTGCCTTGCGTTCGATATCGTTGGTGATGGCAGGTCTTCCTGCCAAACAATGGAGGTGAATACCGTGCCGTAGTCTGGTTCGGGATTATCTTCGCCGCCCCAGGATTGTATATCTTCTATGAATGCAGAATACTTCTTTAGAATCAGGGCGGAGTAGTCATCAGCAGTAACCATTCTATTTTGCGACGCGAATTGGAATGGCGCATTCTTTCGAATTGATTCGATGCCCTCCTTTTCACCACCACCAGAAGACCTCGCCGAAGAAGAAATTGTTACGTTGTCGGGGTCAACCTCTATGCCGCCGAGGGATATCGAAGAAGTGAGAGTCAGCTCAGAAATACCGTTTGCGATTTCTCCATTCGCTCGAAGATATTCAACCTCAACAACATTACCTGCATCGGGAGAAATACCCAAGGAAGTTCCGTTGCCGAAAGACAACTCATAAAAACCGTTGGGCGACTCTCTCAACACATAGAGTCTTGAGGAAGAACTAACTGTGCTGGCGTCGAGCAGGTTTGTGTAAACAGAAAACTCAGAATTTTCTGTTATCGCCGAACCTTGGTTCTCATAAACTTTGACAATTGCCGTTGAGATGTCAATATCTGTGTCAGGGATAACATAGACATCGTCAGAAATATTGCCGACGATAAACTGACTCTTTCTTTGCTCGCCCTCATATAATGTGATAGGTTCATCGGGGGAAGTAGAAGGAAAGAAATTGTATATCCCGTCATTCCTATTTGCCTTTAATGCACTTCTATTAGAGAAGGTGTAGTCTCTATTGTCCCTTTCTCCGCGACATACTAACTCGCCTGGCTGCAGGGTGTAATTTTCTAACGTTCCAGGGACTCCAACCATATTGACCGATAAACTTATAGGAATCTCGGAAGACTTCTTAGAGTCTGGTATATAACCAAGTGATTCTGAAAGGGATATGACAGATGGACGTAACTGTGCTGTCACAAGAAAAGATTCGTTCAGGGCAAAGTTTGCCTCGAGAGCATTATAGTGGGTGTTGTACGCCAAAACATCCAGTATGTTAGAGATACCAGATGCTTCGAAGTCGTAATCATTGAATTCCCCAGTACCCTTCAGATATGTCTTGAGGTTTTCTTTAATCGTTTGGAAGTCTAGTTCAGTTGACCGAATTGTTGTGGACATATGTTTACCTAAACCTATTCATGTTTATGGATGTCTTAAATCCTTTATTATTTATTTGAAATTCAACCACTATCTGGACCATGTTGTTGACATAGGATGATATGTTCGCAACACCAGCGGAGATCAATTCTTCGCCGGAATAGAACTTAACGTCAGTTATAACTGCTCTCGGTTCCCAACGCTTGACCGAAGTCTCTATCCTGTCTTTAAGGTATGATACAGAATATTCCGCCGAATGTTCGAACAACATCTCTCGAAGGTTTGCGCCAAAAGAAGGTTCGAATGGTTTCTCAAGAGTATTCGTGAGCAAAAGATTCTCAACCGCTTGTTGTACTGCACGGTAATCCAATTTCTTATAGATGTCACCGCTGTAGTTTCCTTCCGCATCGGGACTCCCGACTTTGGCAGCAAAGGAGAGATCTATATCAGAATAGAGTTTCTTCTTTGTCGTTACCTTTGTTTCTTTCGAAAGTCCAGGTTTTACTCTTTGCAGTGCCATCTTGCGCTCCAGTTAATCTGCTGTATCTATTTATACTCAGATCAACCAACTATTTCAACAAGATCATATCCGCCGAACATCCTTCTGTTGTAGTAAGAACATACTTTCATCTCAAAGGTTGCTTCGAATGAACTGGTCACCTTCGGCATAACAACAATCAATTGCTGTGAAAGAGTTCCGTCCGGTCTCGTCATATCGTAATCCAGACTGAGTTGGTCGAAGAAGAAGGTGTCTCGGATATACAAAGCAAGGTCAAATGTTGCACTGTAGTCAACCTTTCCTGCCTTGTTGTATAGCGTGTAAACTACTGCACGACCTTCGTTCTTCAATTCATTTATTGTTGGGCGACCAGAAACTATTGAGCGTTGACTTTTACAATTGCCGTCTGTTGCTTTATATGGTTCTCTCCACAAACGACTTTCGACAGGTTCTTCGGGAGTATATGCTTCCCTGATTCCATTAGATGGTTTATAATAACCTTCAGTTACCTGCAACCTGTATGAGGAAAATTCTTTAAGAGAAGATACTCCTTCCATCAACCATGCGTGCAGGTACCATTGCCTTGCCAGATCTTGGCGAACATTTATGAGAGGGATTGAATCCAAAGAGCATCTTGAACCAGGACAACCAAGGAACTTCGAAATTGTCGTAGACTTTGACAACTTGGTTGAACTTGTTATGGGTGCGCTATGTCTGTCTGGGTTATAGACTGGATCAGCGAGGATAGTTCTCTTGTCGCTCCCTCTGTTCTTTGGAGTGAACTTCTTCGACAACCTTTCAAGTGGGTTGCCCAGTAAGGTGTACCCAAAGCGAGGCGTTGGTTCTGCTTGCCCTGTCCTTGTCACCTTATACTGCCCAGTTGGCAGGGGTTGCGAGTAAGAAGCATGAACACGATTTTCCGCGACGAGGTTCTTTATACAAAGGGCACCATCGGTCTGCCTCTCTGGAGAAGTGGATAAATCATCTGCCCCGTCCATGGTTCTTAGTTTGGAACGAATCTCTGGAGTTGAAGGAGTCCAATGAAAGTAATTGGTGTATGTGTCAAACTTGGATATCTTTGACTCGATTGTTCCATCTGGGTCAACAACAACCGTTCTTACTGCATACGGGGAGACTTTATTATAAACTTCCCACCAGTCTGCGGATGTAGAATATTTTCCGGCGAGATTGTCGGGCAATCTATCTTTGGATTGGTTCCATACTGGTCGAGTATTCCAACCCCAACCACCATCTGCTTCATCAAACACATAGTCTGGTTTTGTTGAGAGTGTAGGAGTGTCTAGTGTAACTTCTAATACTGACTCTGTTCCGTGTGCCGTGAAAGCGTTTGCAGAGTAGGCTGCATTTTTTGCAA